TGATATAAATCACTTCCCTCTTTTCATCGGAACAGTGCATGGGTCTAACCTTCTGGTCGAGTGCTTTCAATTCTCTCACAATCACATTCGAGAGACCCTTGACATAGCCATGCTTGCCAGTATAATCCAAGTCTTCTAATTGAATTTGAATGGAATCAATAAATTCATTAATATTCATGGCATCTTTACAGGTTTCGTTCAAGAAAAGTTGAAGATTGAATTGATTGTTTTGGGTGTTTTGGGTGTTTTGATTATTTTGGGTGTTGTTGTTATTATTATAAACAACAGTACTATTTGAATTTTTCGCAAGTTCCAACATATAATTCTGTTGTTCCAACATCATTTCTTTGAATTCTTTATTTTGTTTTACAAGAAACCATACAAGTTCTGTATCTTTATCTATTTCTTCTTCTTCTTGTTGTTCTTTATATTTTATACATTTCTTTTTATGTCTCCAAAACCCTGACCTATCGTTATAAGACTTATCACAAACACACACGTATTTAGCAGTGGGGTTTTTTGGGGTTTTTTGGTTGCTATTTGTTGCTATTTGATGCTTACTAGTCAAAGTATGTCTATTAAAGTCTTTCTTATTAGAGCATGAGAAGTCACAATTTAAACATGTAAAAAATGGAGGGGTTTTTTTACCCAAAAATGTTGCCATTTGTTGCTAAATTAGCAACATAAAAAACCCCTAAGTCTTTTTCAAAGAAAAAATTATAAAAATTTTACAATCACAACTTGAAAATTCAAAAAATGAAATGAGACCATTTCAGTCACAAGTGAATTTTTACTTTTTTTTCCGGGAAAGCCAAAAGGAAAACCCGTTTTTGGACATTTATAAATGTCCAATTTTCATTTTTGGAGGGGGGTCTTGGAACAAGAAAAATTTCACTTGTGACTGAAAAAATAAACCTAAAAACCTTTATTTTATTTGTTATTATAACAAGTCATAAAAATAAATACAAAAAATTCTTGTTTTTTTAATAAAATTAATAAAAATAATAAAAATTAATAAAATTTTAAAAATTATTAGAATTAATAAAATTATTAAAAATTATCATTAATTGTATTTTTCACAATCACCTGTTTTTTTATTTCTACGAGTTCCATTCGGACATCTCTTACGTTTTTCGTTTGGATTTGGGGAAGGTATTTTGGGAGAAGGTTCTTTTGGAGGAGTCTTTTTGGTTTTGTTTTGTTTTGGTTTTGTTTTTTGTGTCTTCTTTGCTGCTTTTGCTGCTGCTTTCGCAGCTGCTTTCTCTTCTTTCTCTCTCTCTTTCTCTCTCTCTTTCAGTCTTTCATTCATTGCTTTCTCGGCTGCTCGTCTCTCATAAACTATTTGAAACATTTTTACGCATGAATGTATCACAATTGTGTGTTTATCAGGTTCGTTTTTAAAAAAATTAAGAAAATATGCGTACGCGGTATGACGTGGAAATACTTTTAAATCGTGTGAATCAGATATTGAACGCAAACCAGTATATGGATAAGAAAATTTCTTTTCCAATTCACTCATAATCAACGCTATCGTGTGAGATTTCTCGGCTTCTTCCCTGACTTCTTTTGCTGCTTCCTCGGCTTCTTTTGCTGCTTGTTTTGCTGCTTGTTTTGCGGCGTTTTCCGCATCCGTTTCATAAATTTTAATAAACTTTTTTACACACCGCTGTGCTATTTCATATTTATGAATATTGTTTCTAACCATTTCCAGTACAAATCTGTTAACCGTAAAACGTGGATAACTATGTATATCTTTTGGGTCATGTTGTAAACGCAAACCAGTATATGGATAAGAAAATTTCTTTTCCAATTCACTCATAATCAACGCTATCGTGTGAGATTTCTCGGCTTCTTCCCCGACTTCTTTTGCTTCTTCCCCGACTTCTTTTGCTGCTTCCTCGGCTTCTTTTGCTGCTTCCTCGGCTTCTTTTGCTGCTTTCTCAGCGTCTTTGGCTGCTTTCTCAGCGTCTTTGGCTGCTTTCTCAGCGTCTTTGGCTGCTTTCTCAGCGTCTTTGGCTGCTTTCTCAGCGTCTTTGGCTGCTTGTTTTGCGGCGTTTTCCGCATCCGTTTCATAAATTTTAATAAACTTTTTTACACACCGGTCTGTTATTTCATATTTATGAATATTGTCATATTTATGAATATTGTTTCTAAGCATTTCCAGTACAAATCTGTTAACCGTAAAACGTGGATAACTATGTATATCTTTTGGGTCATGTTGTAAACGCAAACCGGTATATGGATAAGAAAATTTACCTTTCAACGCATTCATAATATTCAATTCAGTGCGTTTATTAATCTCCAGATTCGGGTCATATCTATGTGTCCCAAAAAAACTGGACGAGTTGTAAGTACTGTAACTGTTGTAACTTGGTTTTTTATTCAAGTTACGACACTTTTCTTCATCAAAAATTTCATCAATATTTGTTCTACACTGTGTAACTTTTTTATATCTTGGGTCTTGTTCGAAAGCAGTAATTCCTTCACCTTGTATTTGTTTTTTAACAGCGACCATGTGTTTCCTATAATTACTTTCACTGTACAAGTTGTTGTCACAAAAGTATTTATTACACTCTCCCTTGGATGTCATGTTATATATTAGGTAAAGGTTTTTTTTGATTTCTCTGTGTATCTTACAAATAATACTAAATAAATTCTTTGTGTTGGGGGTTTAACGCGTTTTGTGGTGTTCTTTAAGTAAGTTAAAATAACTTATTGGTTACCTTTTCTCTCGTTGTTTTATTTTTGGGAAGGAAAAAGGGGTGGAAGAAAAGTGAAAGTTTGTTGTTTATAGTTTGGGGTGTGGATTTTTATTGAAGAGAGAAATTGGTAGTTCTTTAAGTATGTAAAAATAACTTATTGGTTACCTTTTCTCTCGTTGTTTTATTTTTGGGAAGGGAAAAGGGTTGGAAGAAAAGTGAAAGTTTGTTGTTTATAGTTTGGGGTGTGGATTTTTATTGAAGAGAGAAAAAGTGATTATAATATAAATTGGTTGTAAAGTTGTTGTTTGTAATAAATAAAATTTCGCGGCCAAATTCTTGTGCAAGATTCGTGCGGCAAATTTGTGCGGCCTTTTTGGCGGTCTATCTCGTGCGGGTATTTTGGCGGAATATGAAATATTTATGACTGTAAATGGTGTGATTTTGTTAAACATATATTTGTTGGGGTTTTCTTGATAACTTTTTCTCTCATTGTTTTAATTTGAGGATAGAAAAAGGTTGATGAGAAAAGGTAAAGTTAGTTGTTATAGATTTGGGTTCTGGATTTTGATTGAAGAGAGAAACTCAATGGTCTTTAAGTAGACTTGTATAATATATTGTGGGTTCTCTCATTCATGAAAAAATTGATATACCCTATAAAATATTAAAAACATAACAATATTTTTAAATAATGACAGAAGAAAAAGAAGAAGTTTACAAAGTAATACAACTTGCTGTTCCAATAAATAAACAACTACCAGATATTTCATCTTTTACTCCAGAAGAAAATTATGAAATGTTGAAAATTGGAATTGATTGTTTATTAAGAGGAAAAAAATATGTGTCTTCTATGTCACAAAAAGAGTTGTACGATAGAACAAAAAAAGAGTTATTGGATGAGTTTAAAGAAGAGAATATTGGTTATATTGAAAAAATCCAGAAAATGGAAAAGGACTTTATTGTTCAAAAGGAGGTAATGCGAGAGTTGAAGGAAATGGAACAACAACGACTAGAAAATGAAATGGGAAAGTTAAATGAACGTATATACGATTTAAATGTGCAACTTCAGTTGAGGGATAAAGAAATAGAACCAGAAGTAAATAAACGGATTATGATTGAAAGAGAAAAAATGGAAGTATCAATAAATCATAAAAATGAATTGATTCAAACAATGAAAAATACCATAGATAATTTGAATAAGAAAACATCCATAGTTGGATTAGGTAAAATAGGTGAAAGTACTTGTGAGGAACTATTTGAATATACGTTCAAAGACTTTGCTGGATTTAAAATATTAAATAAAGCGAGTGAAAGAGCAAAAGGTGATTTTCATTTGAATTTTGATGAGTTTGATGTTTTAGCAGATGCGAAAAACTGGACACATAAAATAAGTACACCAGAAATAACTAAACTTAAAAGAGATTTAAAATTAAATCAACATATTAATTTTGGTTGGTTAATTTCTTTAAACATGAACATTACTGGATTTGAAAGGTCTCAAATTCAGTTTGAATGGATACAAGGAAACCAGTGTATTTGTTATGTAAGTAATCTAATGGGTAGTGAAAGACCAGATGAAGTTTTGAGAAATCTTTGGTTTATGTGTAAGACATTGAATCGGTTTATTGTTGAAGAAAAAATGGATGTATCTGAAATTAGTTTATTGAACGACAAGATTTTAAACTTGAGGGAAAAAGTTAATCCAATAAAAAAACATGTGAAAGAACTAAAGAGTTATATTGGAAATATGACACAAGTTTGTGAAAATATAGAAAGTAATATTCGTGATATTTTAAATGAAGAAACATCAACAATATTAGATGAAAATTATCAAAAAATTTTATCATGGTGGAATGATAATATTGTTTACTTAGATGAAAGTGAACATGTAACTATTAGGTCAACCGATATATGGTATAAATATAGAACCGATAATTATGGAAACATGAACAATTTAAATGTTACACATTTTAAAGAGTTTTTAAAATGTCATTTACCTGAAAAGTTAATTATAAAGAAAAATAAAACTGAGAGCAGTGCTTTTGAAATAAAAAATATAAAGTTGAGAGAAAATACAAAAATAGAAGAAAATACAAAAACAGAAGAAAATACAAAAACAGAAGAAAATACAATCGTAGAAGAAAATACAATCGTAGAAGAAAATTCAATCGTAGAAAAAAATAAAATAACGGTTAAAGAAAAAAAACAAATAAAAGATAAAACAAAACAAAAAAGAAAAGAAGTAAAGGTGAAAACAGAAGTATTACCAAAAACAAAAAAAAATTTTACAGAGGAAGAAGAAAAAACGATAATAAAGTTATACAATGAGAATATGTTAAATATTATGGATATAAGCAAGCAAATTAACCGAAGTGTTGCTGAAATTGTTACCTTTCTTGTTTCGAAAAAGTTTATAAAACAAAGAAAGGATACAAGAGGTTATGAAGAGTATAGAAATAGTGATTTATACAAAGAAAAAGTAATATTTCATAAACTTGTAAAAGACGCAAAAGAAAATATTAAAATGTCATTGAGTGATATTGAAGACAATAGCGTATAATAATAATAATAGTTATATTGTTGTTATTATATATATTTTTTATTAATTGCCTTATAGTGTTATTTAACACTGTATATGGTGTGGTAACCGAGGGGTGCTGCTCAGATACTGAGACTGGGTGTGGAGGGGGGTATGGTGCGGGATACTTGACCGAGGGTGGGATACTTGACACTGTATATGGTGTGGTAACCGAGGGGCGCTGCTCAGATACTGAGACTGGGTGTGGATGGGGTATGGTGAGGGATACTTGACCG